GTTTATCGCGTAGTTCAGGTACAGGTTCGTGACCGACAGCGGAGTGAAGATGTGAACCTTGTACGTTGTTGAAGTGGACGATGACGGGGAATCGAGGAACTCGATCTTCGTGTTGTTGATCGCATTGACCTCACCGTCTTCGTAGCTTCCTGAAGCAATACCTTTCTGGCCTGTGCCAATCGAAGTGCCGATCTCGGTTCCGTTTCTGGTTACACGGAACAATACGAATTGAGAGGCGTTAACCAGTGTCGAGTAATTCAGGACGATGCTGACCAGAATCTTGGACGAAGTAGACCGAGGCGTGATTGACCTTGTTACAGATGTGATCTCAGTTCCCGGACCAGTGAGCGATCCAGTGTAGTTGTATCGATCATCGGCAACCTGTTGAACGCACTGTGGGGCGTTGGATGAATTGATCCCGATCGACCCAACGGTCACGAGCTTCACCTTGCTGGAATCGTTCGCATCGGTGATCAGCACTTTATCGTTGGCCAGATCAACCGTGACGGTCGAAAGATTCGGAGCGGTGATGTTGTCCGAGTTGAGAGTCAGCGTGTCGATGCCGGCATTACCCAGCGTGGTGTTGCCGTTGGCCGCGAGGTCTCCGGTGAGCGTGGTATTCCCGGTGACACCGAGCGTAGATCCCACGGTAGCAGCGCCCGTCACCGACAGGCTCGCCAGGGTGGACAAGCCGGTCACACCGAGCGTGGTGCCGATCGTAGCCGCATTGGTAACCGCGAGACTGTCCAGCGTGGAGGCACCGGTGACCGCGAGGCTTCCGAGCGTAGAGAGTCCGGTAACACCCAGCGTGGTTCCGACTGTAGCAGCTCCGGTGACACCAAGGCTGGCCAATGTGGAGAGTCCCGTGACATTGAGGGTGCTGCCCATGCCGACTGCTCCGGTGAGCGTGGAAGCGCCCGTCACGGATAGAGTGCCGGGGATCGTGAGGCCACCGGTGATCCCGAGCGTTCCACCGATCGTGGCATTGCCGCTGGTAATGAGCGAGCTGAGCGAGGTGGCACCGGTGACAGCAAGGGTACCGGCCACAGCCGTGTTGCCGCTGGCGGAAGCGACGGTGAACTTGCTCGTGGCGACGCTGAAATCGCCGTTGATGTTGGACGCAACCGTGGAGACTTGAAGCGCGGAATCGTTTCCGGAGCCGTCGCTAAGAGCCTTCAGACTAGCAGTGAGCGTGGCGTTATCGGTCGTCTTCAGCAGGCCAGTGTAAGTGCTGGCGACGGTACTGCCTGTGAGTGGTGTTCCCATACTATTCTCTTGGAGGTAGTGCGTACCAACCCTCGTGGATTGTCACGCGGTTTCGGCTTTTCACGGTGTTACCGCTGGCATCTTTAGCCCACACATGGGCTTTGACTGATTCAGCCAGTCTGACGGGTTGTCCTGGCGGGACCATCACCACTCTTGTTGGGGTGCAACCCAGCGGCATCAGCGCGAGCAAGGAGATCGTCGCGCAGGCGATTGTCTTTCTGTCCGTCTTCAAGGGTTTGGTCTTTCTGATCAACGATCTTGTTCAGAGTCGCGTTCATCACGCCCTGAGCGATGCTGAGGATTGGATCCATGTTTGAGGAGTTTAGCGTGGAAGATGGTGGCCCAAGCGAAGACACCGGCGAGTCCGCAGTTGAGGATGATCTCGCTGGTTGGAGGAGTGGACAGAGTGAGGCAGTTGAACAGTGCTCCGGAGGCTGTGAATGAGAGTGAGACTCGGAGCAGTAGGCTTCCTGTCATTGGCCAGCGTCTGACCACTCCATCGGAGCGGTAGAGCATAATCATGAAAGCAGAAACGCCAGCGGTGAGGATTCCGCTGGCGATGGCATTGACGATGGTCAGTGGGTTCATCCCTTGGGCCAGAACCTATTGATGACGTACTCGACACCGTGCAGGCCAAGGAATCCGAGGACGAATGCCGCGGCGTACTGGGTGTTGGAGTTTCCGATGGATAGGAGGTCTATGACCACCGGCGTGAGATAATTGGCCGACAGAGTGCCGGCCATGAGGGAGGTGATGGTGGTGAACCAGTCCTTATGTCCGTCTTTCTTGACGGTCATGAGGCTCCCTGCGAAACCAGCTACGATAAGCCCGATGTTGATACCGAGATCGCGTAGCTGGTCCTTCATTTGGCCTTGTCCTCGGGCTGGGCGTCCTGGGCCTTGAGCGCGGTGAACATGGCACCGGCACCGCCGACAGCGGCGGCGATGGCACCGCCCATGTCACCGGCGATGGCCTGCTTGATGGCGACGGAGAGAGCGGCGAGCAGCACGGCCACGCCGCCGGCGGTTGTCTTCCAATTTTTCATTCGGGCTTGGCTTGTGCAGCGTTGAGGATCAGATCGACGAGCGGGAGGGCGGCACGGGCGTTGGCCACACCACCGGCCTTCACAGCAACGTCGATGAGCTGGAGCAAGCTATTGGCCTGCTCCTGAGTGAGTTTGATCGTGATTTCCATGTCAGGCCGCAGTGTCGGAAACGACGGGCTGATCCGCAACCAAAACCGGCTCAACCTGAGGCAGCATCGGAGGCACGATCATCTCGGGCTGGGGCGGAGGAACCGGCGGCAACCACGGCAGCGGCGGAGCAATCACCGGAGGGTTGATCTGGTCAGCAATCTGAGCGGAGACGTTGGCTTCGATGGCCACCTTGTCCACGCCGTTGGCGAAGCACCACTCAAGCACCTGCTGCTCGGTCAGATCAGGATACGGAGTGAAGTTGCCGGTCGGCGGAGCGAACGACGCGCTGCCGTAGCAGGTTCCGCTGTAGGTTCCATCGGTGCCGTTGCATCGCCAGTCGGCGGTAATCACAACGTCCGTGAGACTGCCTTCGGTCGGCTTAACGAGAAGGCGTTCGATGATCCAAGAGATGGTGGTCATGGTAGATTAAGCGAGGGTCAGGTTGGCGACACGGGTGACACCATCTGATCCGCGATAGCTGAATCGAAGGTTGGTGTTGCTGGTAGCGTTGACTGTAAGCTGACCATTGGTAGCAAGCGACGGAGGAGTGGAGGAAGGAAGCAGTATTAAATTCCCACTGCTATCAACAACCAAAACATCCGTATTCCAAGCGTTGTTCGTGGCACGGGTTGAGATGCGGAAGTCGCCGCCGTAACCAGAACCACCACCAGCACCAACAGCACGGAAGCGAACGCGAGCGTTGCTCCCGACATTATAATTCGAGAACAGGTAGACGTAATTTTCGTTTCCGTTTACCGCCAAGTCGCCAGAAACGTCCAACTTGTACGAAGGACTCACCCCCACGCCCAGCCCCGTGGAGTTCAAGGTCATGGCGGTGCCAGCGACTCCGCCGACGTATTGCCAAGTATGAACACCAGTCGAATCTATCCGATACCGTTCGCGGTCGATTCCATTGGATTGGAAAGTCGAAAGCGCAAAGAATCCAGCACGGTCAGAAGCGTTTTCAATTCCTGACGAGATGTATGAACCGCCAAACGTAGTGGCACCCGCACCCGACTTTGCTCCGATGTAAAGATTGGAAGCATTTCCAATTGCGGCAGCGGACTCGTTCCACAGCAAAACAGTTCCGAGATTTCCAACCAAAACTCGGCTATTAGCCTTTGAAATCAAGTCAGACGGCCAAGCGGTAGTTCCGAACTGAGTCTGCGTCGTCGATCCGATTTGGACCGCAGTGCTTCCGGTGACAACCTTCAACCGATCAGTCGCCACCGTCAGATCGCCGGTGATCGTGGCGGAGGCGAGGGTGGCGGTGCCGCCGGCGCCGAGGATCTGGTTGCTGGTGATCTTCTTCGTGGTGCCCGATGCAGCCATCGTCGTGTCACTGACATCGACAATGGGAAGGACATCCACCGCGGGATCGACGGTCGAGATCGCCGTCAGTGCTGTGATCTTTGTATCTGCCATAAACTGTTAGTTAGCTTGAATGATGAGTTTGCCACTGTCCTCTTGCAGCAGGAACGACGCGTCCTCCAACAAGACGGAATCGAAAGTCCCAAACGTGATGACGATCTTGTCACCATCCTCCAGCAGAACGAAGAAGTCGTCCTCCTGAAGCAAGTCCCGGCGCAAGATCGGCAGATCGCCAGGGGTAACACTACCCCCGCCGTTCGATACCAGTCGTGTGCCGAGAGAGAGTGTCACGATTGAATCACGCCATTGAACGCAATCACCTGACCGCTAGAAATCTGGAAGCTCGTGATCGGTCCCGGCAGCGTAATGCCAGCAGGGATGGTCGCCGTGGACCAGGATCCGCTGATGTTGCCACCGGTGATCGAAGTGAAGGTGG